CGGTACGACAGCGTTTCTGTCGGCTCAAATAACCATAGGTGCTTAAATGAATGAAGAGTTGAACGACGTGCTTTCGATGGATGATTTTGAATCTGTTTCGCAGATGGAAATGGGGCAGCAAGAAGAATCTAACGAAGAATCGTTACCTGGTATCAACGCAGGTGCTGAAACTGAAACAGCGGAAAATGCAGAGCCTGTTAAAGGCAACAAGTTGCAAGAGCGTTTGGATAAGCTGACTGCGGAGAAATACGCAGAGAAGCGCCGAGCTGATGAGTTAGCTGCAAAGCTTGCTCAGATGGAAGCTAGTAAACCTGTTTCTTTGCCTGACGATTTATCTGCTCCAGAAATGCCAGCAGACATTTGGGACGAAGAATCGATGCGGCAATACCATCGAGACATGATGGCTTACAGTCGCAAGGTTGCAGCCCATGAAGCGAAGCAGGTGCTATCAAGCACTCAGCAACAACAAGCGCAACAATCGCAGCAAATCGAGCAGCAGAAAGTTGTTCAATCATTTGCAAAGCGCGCTATCGACTCAGGTTTAACAATCGAGCAGGTAGAGCAGGCAGGCACAGCGTTGGTTAATGCTGGTTTAAGCCAAGAATTGCAAATGCTATTGCTTGAGGATGAGGCAGGGCCACAGATTACTATTCACTTAGCTAAGAATCCGGATTTAGCTTTTGAATTGATCGGAATGCCACTGCACAAGGCTGCGATTAAGATTGCAACACAAGTTAAGGCTGAAGCGTATAGCAATAAGCCGCGAGTATCGCAAGCGCCTGACCCAATCCCAAGTGGTCGCAGCGCTTCAATGAAAGAAACCGACGACTTAGAGCGTCAATTTAAAAATTCCAAATTCATTTAAGGATCTAAATCATGGCTAACTCATTACAGAGTAACTGCAACAAGAAACTGCTTATGCAGTTTACTCAGTCTTTCACTTCAGAAATCACTATTGCCAAATCAGTAGAGCGCCAAGTGTTGGTTGATCAATTCGACGCGACAACTGGCAGTCAAGTGGCAATGAAACGCCCGACTCAATACGTGCCACAACGCACCAATGACGGCGATTTATCAGCAGCAAGCAAAAACCCAATCAAAGTAGGTCAAGTTATCGGTGAAGTTGGTCAATTCTGCACAGTATTGGTTGAAGCGACTCAAGTTGAGCGTGCATTACAACTGAACCAACTGGAAGAATTGTTACGTCCAGCAGCCACCGACATGGCAATTGCTGTTGAGTCTGAATTAGCTGCGCGCATGGTTAAAGCTGCTGCGATGACTTCAGGCACTAAAGGTACTTTAGTTAACAAATGGTCAGACATTGCTAACGCTGGCGCACTGTTTAAGCAAGCAGGTGTACCAAGTGGCGAAATGTACGCAACTATCAACCATTTTGAAGAAACAAACCTTGCAAACGTGCAATCAGGCTTGGGCGTGAATCCAAACGTGAACGACGCTTGGTCAACAGCTACAATCCGCGAGCGTTTCGCTGGTTTCGATCGCGTAATGTCAAGCTCTAACCTGGCACAATACACAGTCGGCACAGTAACTGCTGCTGCTCTGTCTGCAACTCCAGCAGCGACTTATGTAGCGTACAAAGACAGCTATCAAATGACTTTGGCTCTGTCAGGTGTTACGCCTACCACTGGCACAATCAAAGCTGGTCAGCAAATCCAAATTGCTGCTTCTAAGCTGGTTAACTTCCGCAACCGTAACATCGTTCGTTCAACTGCTGGTGACGTGCCTATCACGTTAACAGTGTTGGAAGATGTAACTGCTTCTGGCGGTGTAATCGCAGCTCTGAAAGTATCAGGCGCAGCAATCTTTGAATCTGGCGTTGACGCAGCTTACAACACTGTAACTCGCGCTCTGGCTTCAGGTGATGCACTGGTATTCCTTGGCACTGCAAGCTCTACCCAAACTCCGGCATTAGCTTATCACAAAGGCTTCTTCGGCCTGGGTTCAGTTCAATTGCCAAAACTGGACAGCATCGACAGCAACGTCATTAACCACGAAGGCTTCTCAATTCGCGTACATCGTTACTCAGATGGCACAGCGAATAAGAACTTCTACCGTTTTGATCTGTTGCCTACTTTCGCATGTTTCAACCCATTTTGGGGCATGCAGGTGTCTGGAACCTAATTCCAGAAATAATAATAAAGAGGTCGCGAAAGCGGCCTTTTTTATTTGTGCCAATAAGCGCTATACTGTTTAAAATATCAGCGGAGAATTAACGTGATTACCAAAGCAGATTTAATCAAAGGAGCCATGCAGCATTTATCTGTTGATGGCTTACTAATGCAGCCAATGGCACAAGACCAGGTTGCAGCACTTCAGCACCTAGATGACTTCGCAGCAGTTTATGCAGCTATCGGCCAAGACATTGGCTATCTTCAACCGTTGCAATATGGCACAAGCTTGCCAGAAGACGACAGCGGAGTTGATGTTGGCTTGGTTGGCCCTATCAAAGTCATGTTAGCAGCTTACATTGCAGCCATCTTTGGCAAGCAGCTTGACCCGATGAAAACTAACTGGGCTGAAAAAATGATGATGCAGCAACTTGTAAGCGTTATTCCTAGCCAATATCCACAAACACTACCAACAGGTTCAGGCAATTACAACACGCTTGATGAGGCTTTCTATCGCGGCGGTTTGCCTGTTGAGTAATTGATTGATACACTAAATTGCTATCAACAAAAGGAGAGATAGTAGTTTGCGTACTGGTTGCGATTCAAACTATAATCGCTCTAATAGTGATTCTTAATTTATTCAGGGCAATGAAACATGAGCGACGAACTGATAAACCTGCGGCAGAAAGTAGATCAACACGAGCGAGAAATCATTGCGATTCAGGCTTCAACGCGTGAAATGATTGACGGCCAGAAATCATCTACTAAAGCGATTCAAGAATTAGTTGCAACATTAGAGCGGTACATGGTTAAGCATGACCACGTTGCAGCGCAATCGGCAGAGCTAACAAAAGATGTCAGAGCTTTACGCGAGCAAACCGCAGCAAATCAGCCAATGATAGACAGCATCAGAAACTTCGGCGGCAAGATTAGTTGGCTACTTGTCTCAACTTTATTAAGTCCGGCAGCTATCGCGGCTTTGTTTGCGTTTGGCGGTAAATAATGCCAATCATTAACTTGCCACTAATCAAAGGTCAGCAAGTTAGTTCAAAAGCTGACTATCGGGATTTTCTGCCAGTTAACTTTCTGCCAATTCAACAGCCAGTTGCAGGCGCTGATGGTTATTTCATTAATCATTCAGGCGTTGCGCAGATTGCGACTGTTGGCGGAGCTTCTCAAGGCTCTATATTCAACGTTGTATCTAACTCGATGATGCGCGCTGCTGGCGGCAAGTTGTATCGAGATAACATCGAAGTTGCAGACATTCCAGACTCTAAACGAGTGTCAATGGCTTATTCTACGTTAACTACGGCTTTCACAGGTGGCGACGGTAACGGATATTACTTTGACGGAACAAATGTTACTCAGTTTAAAAACTGGCAAGCAGGAGAGAATCCGTCAGGCCCGACTAGCTACGATTTGGAAGGCATTATCGACGTTACCAGAAACCTAGGCCGCTATATCTGGCTTTGTCCGCCATTCTTTATCGTTACCGACTTGTCAAACGAACAACGCCCCGATTACATTGCGCCAATCTACTCCGCTGAGTCTGATGTTGATGATTGCGTTGCAGTCACTTCTTGGCATGACTATGTTGTTGTCATTGGGCGAAACTCTACGCAGTTTTTCCGGTTAACAGGCGACAGCTCGGAAATCTATGTCAGCCAGCAAAGCTTGGTTGTTCCTTTCGGCGTTATCGCCACTCACGCAAAATGCACTTTTGTTGACATGATTGCAATGTTAGGCAGCGGCAGAAATCAGCCACCATCAATCAATGTGATCACAGCTAACGGCGGAGAGAAGTTATCAACTCCAGAAATCGACAAGATTCTACAGCAATACTCTGACGACGAATTGCAGCGCACAGTTTTAGAGTCAGCTACATGGAATGGCGAGCCAATTTTATATGTGCATTTACCTGTCGAAACTTTGGCTTATGTTCTGAATTCTAAAGCTTGGGTAAGGCTGAAATCAGGTCAAGGCAGATGGACGCCTATCGACATTCGTTACAATCCGAAAACAGGTGAAACCGAATGCGGCGATAAAGCGCTTGGTAGAGTTGGTAAATTCATACCGGAGATGGTGCAATATGGCAATGATCAGGAAGGCTATTTACAAACACCGCTGTTTAAGACTGGCAAAGCGTCACTCTATGACTTATCGGTTGATACAGTCTCAGGCTTTGCTAACAAAACAATGCTATTGAGCTTGAGCGCTACGGAAAACGGCTATACATACTCAGGCGAGCATACAATCACGCTATCTGTTAAAAACGATTATACGCGCATTCCAGTGATGCCTCGCGTTGGCGGCTGTCGGGATAAAATCGGCTTCAGGTTGCGAGTTGTTAGCGGCGACACTGTGAACATTTCTGCTTTATCGGTGAGGGCAGAGAATGGCTGACACATCGCTTAAAGCTCCGCTATCAAGCAATCAGCAGCAGATACGCCGAGAGCTACTTCCTAAAGAGTGGTCAGCGGCTTTAGTGTTGGATTACTTAGACAAGTCAGAGTATGGCGGCGAGCTAACAGCTAGGGTGCTTGCAATCGGCAATGCGACTTATAATTTGCAGGTAACTATGGAAGGCGTTGTGTTGCAGCTTTCAGATGTTACTGATGAATTAGATTTTCACGTCACGCAATCATCAGCACATAACGCAACTGGTGACCTGGTAGGCTCTGAGAATTACGCCTCAGCGGTTAAGGGTGGCTCGGTATTACTAGCTGATGCAGTTGCTGATGCTATCGACTCAACAGTAACAGTTGCAGCTCCTGACGCAAGCGCTGCTCCGGTAGCCTACAGCCAAGCGCAAGTTCAAGAGCTAGTAACTCTAGCCAACGAGCTTAAAAGCGATTTGACGCAAGCTGTGAGCGATTTAAACGCAGCTATCGCAGTCATCAATGACATGCTTGCCAGTGAGCGCACAGCGAAGCAGAGGGCGACATGATAAGCCAAGAGCATGATCAAGCATTGCGTCAATTTCTTGACACTCTATATCAAGGAAACCGCCAAGCAATTGACTTATCCATTAAGCTATTCGGTATTGCTCAGGTTTGGGATGATATTATTGATGGCGATGAGTATTCAATTCAGTCAGTAAATCGAGCTTTTGTGGCTGCATTGGTGGAAATTCCAACTAATCCTATTTACCAAGCAATGCCGGAATTGCCTTACCATATATACAACGTGTTTCTGCGGTGGCGCGATGCAACAAACATCGAAAACGGTGTGCATGATGATAACGATTTGCACAAATGCTATATGCTGAGGGCTGGCTTATACGATATTTTTGCGCTGATTGCTGCTAAACTATACGGAGATGATTACGCCGAAAGAGTGGGTCCATCAATCCGGCGCTTTTACGGCGAAACTTTTCAAAGCTATTCCAAGGAGTTTAAAAATGCCTGATATGATTACAGGTGCTATTGCTGGCGGCGGTCAAGCTGTTTCAGGCTTGCTAGGTTCTAGCGCAGCCAAGAAAGCATCACGCACAGAAGCGCAAGCGGCACAAGATGCAATTGACTTACAGCGCGAGACTAGAGACTTAAGCCTTGCTAACTTGCGCCCATACTTGCAAGCAGGCACAGGCGCTTTGAGCAAGTTGCAATCAGCGGCAGACCAGCAGCTTGATCCATCTAAATTCTACGGCGAATACTTCCAATCGCCTGAATATGCGCAACTATCAGACCAGGCAAGCAGAAACATTCTTGCAAGCCGAGAAGCAACAGGTGGATTGCGCACAACATCAAGCGCCAACCTGCTAGGCTCTATTGCGCCACAACTTGCACAGTCAGCCTTTGCTAGACAGCAAGCTTTACAAGATGCTGCATACAACCGTCAGATGGGAGTTGTTAACGTCGGCTTGAATGCGGCAGGTGGCTCAAATGCAGCAGCAGGTAACGCAGCAAGCAATATCGGCAACTTAATGCTGCAAAAAGGCCAAGCTGTTGCAGGCGGTCAAGCTGTCAATGCTCAGGCTGTCGGCGGATTGCTCAACAACTTAACTAGCTTATTTGGAGCATTCTAATGGCTACGAATTATTTCCAACAGCTAGGTTTGAACAGCTTTAATCCGTTGCAGGCTCTTTCTGAAGGTCAAGCGTACAAGATGAATCAATTCAATCTTGACACCGCCAAGACTCAAGAGGCCGAGCGAATTGCAATGAATCAGCAGAAAGAGCAAGCAGCGCAAATCAAGTTTGCCAATGAGCAGCAAAAGGCAAAGGCAGCGCAAACTGCTGGCATGTTTTACAACGCTTTAAACTCTGGAGATATTGAAGGAGCAAAAGCTATTGTTATTGCAAATAGCGCTGACGTTAATTCATTAGGCGACCCGTCTTTCACATCTGACAGGATTGTGAAGATGCTAGATACGCCGGAAGGAGTAAAGCAATTAACTGGCTCTGCATTAGGCATTATTCAAATGGCTGGCGGGCCTGAACAGTTTGCTAAGTTTACGCAAGAGCAACGCAAGCCAGAGCAAGCATCAGACACTCCGGCAAGCATCAGAGAGCTTGAGTATTATCAGAAGTTGCAACAAACAAATCCTGAAGCAGCAGCTAAGTTTGCCAAGTCTCGCGGATATGTCGACACTCCAAAAGAGCAGGCGCTTACACCGCAAGAGCGAAACATGGAAAAGTATCAAGCTTTAGTTGCTGCTGGCAATCCTAACGCTGAAGCATTTGGCCGCTCTGCTGGCATTTTAAGCAAAGAAGGTCAAGTGTTAAGCGCGACATCTGAAAAAGCCTTGCAAGACTCAGTTGCAGAGTCAGAACTAAACGCCACAAACACAACTAAGTATTTAGATTTAGCAAGTAGATTCAAAGAGTCTGACATTGCAGGCGGCATCTTAGGCACTGGCGGTAGTTGGCGCGAAGCCTTGAAGTCTGCTGCAGGCAGTCAAGATGAAGTTTCAAAGATTGTAGGAGAATGGACTAAAATCCGATCTGGCGAGGCTATCGCATCATTACCGCAAGGCCCGGCAACAGATGCAGATATTAGGCTTGCATTAAAGCCATTGCCAGAAAATGCCAATGGTGATTACATGGATAAGTATTTACGAGGTCTTGCCAAGATTGCGGAATATAAAGCAAGTTACAACCAGGCTAAGGCTGATTTTATTTCTGAGAACGGCTCATTGCGTGCAAACGGTGCAAACTTTGGTGCTGACTGGAACAAAAAGCGCGAAGCAGTGCTTAAGCGGATTAATCAAGATCTAAAATTCAAGCGTCAAGACGTTAAAAAATTCCTTGGCAGAGAAGCGGCGCCACAAGTTCAGCAGCGCGATGGTGTTCAATTATCTATTAACGAAAACCCAGCAAGCACTAATGTTCAGGAAGAATTTACTATCATTGAGGTGCGCGAATAATGGCAAAGTATGAAATCAAATCGCCTGACGGTAAAACTATTGTAATTGAAGGAAGCCAACCACCTACACAGGAAGACGCCAAGCGCATATTTGCTCAGTATCAAGTTAAGCGGCAAGCAACCACTGGCGAGAAAGTGAAAGGCGCTTTTGATGTTGGTGCTAACATGCTGACGAGCGCAGTTGCAAAGCCTTTATCTGGTTTGTATGGTGCAGCTACTCTTGCAACAACATTTGATCCAGCTAGGGCTGCTGCATCACAAAAACAAGTTGAAGAAACTTTGACTTACCAACTGCCAGAAGGCGGTCAAGGCCAAGAGTATGCGCAATCTATTGGCAATCTTCCAATCATCAAGCAAGTTGGTGAAGTCATGGAATCAGGCTCGCAGCAGCTTGGTGATGCAACTTATCGCGCAACAGGTTCACCGCTTGCGGCTTCATTGGTTAAGGCAGCGCCTGAGGCGGTAGCGACTTATTTAGGAAGTAAAGCACCAGCAAGCCAAGCTCCAAGATTTGAGCGCAAGGCAAATGAACTAGCGCAGCAAGGCGCTGGCGATATGGTGCGCAATGCCACAACGGAAAATACATCTGCACTAAAAAACTCTGATACCGCAAAAGCTTTAAGGTCTGGCAAGTCAAAAGACATTGCAGACATTATCGACGCAGATCCAGAGTTCTACAAAGCGCTGGAAGATTTAGGTGTTACTTCTGAGCCATTGCCAAGCTACGCAAGTAGAAACCCACAATTTAGAGGCATTGAGCAATCGTTTGCGGCAATTCCGTCAAGCTCACAACATGCGCAGGCGTTGAAGTTTTCTGAAGATATTTCAAACTTAGCGCACAGCTTGCAAGAAAAGTTTACTAGATTTGAAGGTTCGGCAGATGCAAGCATTCAATTCAGGCAGGCAGCAGAGAAAACTGTTGATGAGCTAACTGATGCGGCAGATGAGGCTTATGGCTTGCTGGATTCAAGGCTGAACAAGCGAGCAGTTGCGCAGCCAGTCGAAACTATGAAATTCATAGACGAAGCAACAAAAGACTTGGCAGGCTCAATCAATGATCCAGACTTGCCGTCATCAATAAAAACCGTTTTAAAGTCTCTTGAACCTCGCAGAGTGACAAATGCTGACGGCACAGTAACTTTGCAACCGCCAACTTATGCAAACTTGGATTTGGTGCGCAAGGAAATCGGCGCAGGGTTAAAGAAGGAAGGTCAGTTCAAAGATGAGCAGACTGGCTTGCTTAAAAAGCTCTATTCAACAATTACAGACGACTTGCATAACATGGCAGAGGCGCAAGGATTGGTTGATGAGGTCAAGGCATCAAAAGCCTTAGTTAAGCAGCGCAAAGACTTAGAAACATCTATGCAGCAGCTACTTGGAAAGAATCTGCAAAATGACGTTATTCCAGTTATTCAAGCAGGCGCAAAAGGCTTGGCTAATGGCGGAGTAGAGAAGTACAAACGCATAATGCAGAATCTTGATCCAGAAGTTAGACAGGAGCTAGTATTCACTGCAATTTCAGACCAATTCAGAAAGACTTTGAAAGGCAGCGCTGACCAGTTTGACACTACAAATTTCTTGAAGTGGTACGATAAAACGCTAGGAAACAAGACCGTGCGCGGAGTCATCGAGCAAGATTTGCCAGAAGGCGCGCTGGCTGACATTGACAATCTTGCAAAAGTATCTCGCGGCATGGCTCAAGCATCGGCGCAGAAAATACCAACAGGCGTTGTTAATGCGGTACTGAAAGATGAGGGCGGATTCTTAGAGCGCATGGTTGGCAAAGGAGCTAAAACACTGCCAGGCGCAACAGGTAAAACATTGTCGATTGTTGAGGACTTATTAGCTAAGAAATCAGATAGAGCAGCAGCAACATCAAACCTGCTTGCTGATCCACAATTTCAGTCACTGTTACGGACTAGCGTTGCAAATGGCGTAGCGCAAGGCAGAAGGCTTGAAAGAGCAGCGGCAGAATCTGAAAAACGAGTGATGCAATCAGCTAAATATAAGCGTTGGGCTGAAACCTTAAGCGAAAGCGAAAAGGCAAAACTCGCCGGAGCTGGACTCGCATCATTCCTTATCAATCAAAACGAAGAGCCGCAAAAATAGCGGCTTTTTTATACCAACTTTTCGCGCTATACTAAACCAACGGCCAAAACAAACTAAAGGTGCCAAATGTCTAATGTTATCTGTCCAGCAACTTATTTTCCTTCACTGTCTTTCGGGCGTCCTGTATCGCTCGGCAGTGTTTATGTATTTCAATCCGGCGTATCTGTGCCATCAACAACGGCATCAGTGAGTGCTGGAGATTTAGTTGATGTCTTTTATCGTGATGAAGGCGACAACGAAGTTGAAGTATCGCAGCCATTGCAAACGACCAAAGGCGGCGTTTTAGCTTATGGCTCATCAGACACAATCAGAAACTTCTACAGCGATTCAACTAGCTTTATTGTCGCAGCCTATGACGCATCAGGCGCTTTGCAATACTTTGGCAATGTTGACGGTGCTGCATCAGACTCATTAGTCAATGTTACCGATTGGGATTTAGCTTTGGATGCTGGCAGATACTTCGACGCAGGCGGAGCAGCTAACGCGCCTACTTCATCGGCCTTTATCGGGCAAGTTATCGCTGACGAAACTGGCAGCAATTTAACGCAAATCCTCGCAGACACTAACGACGAAAACGGCGTTGTTTATGTGCGCGTGCGTAGCTTAGGCATCTTCGGCGATTGGCGCTCAGTATGGGATTCTGAGAGCTTAAAGATTCAATCATCAGCAACAGACCAAACGGCAGGCGCTGCAATGCTTGTTGGCGCTTTTGGCTTGGGCGGTTACGGTATCAGATTAGCAGGCTCTGCAAACTCTATTGCTTGGTTTGGCTTGTCTGCTGTTGAGTCTACAGCTACGGATTGCCCTAGCGGTGCAACTCTTGCTAACTCGCTGCTATTATCCATGCCTTGTGGCGCTACAAATCAAACTCAGCTATTCTTTGAGGCTGTAACTGGTAATCAGTGGCAGAGAACTTATAACGCCTCTTGGGGCGATTGGCAGCGCATAGGTAAGACGGCTTTATCTAATAAAACGGCTAACTATCAAATCACTTCTGGAGATTTTGGCTCTGTGATTCGCTTCAGCGGCGGCACTACTAACACGCTAACTTTGCCGATTAGCGTCGGCTATGATGGCGGATTAATCTCAGTTGTGAATCAAAACAGTGGGGATTTGTCGATTGCTTTGTCAGGCACTACGTTAACCTGGCTACAAGGTGGCGCAGTAGCAACAGGTGCGCGCACAATCCGCACAGGCTCGCAGATTACGTTAACGCGCATCAGTTCAACCGAATATCTGATTGCAGGGATTGGCATAGCATGAGTATTTTACTATCCATAGTGTCGGCAGGTGCAGTGCAATTAAGCGGCGGCTACGTAGAGAATCGCAGCTTTGCCTCGCCTGTTATTTCTTCAATCTCTTTCGGCAGCAACGGATTAATCACTGATTTAACCGAAGGCGATCCAAAATGGTATGGCACTGCTCCGGTTACTGCAATCGGCGCTGATTATGAAATCTTTGTCACTCGCACATCTGGCCCATTACCAACTGGCACAATGGACACTTGGACATCACTAGCCGCAGACCAAGCTTGGACAATCACGCAAACGACTGTAGGCGAGAAAGAAACGGCTTTGCTGGTTAAAATCAGAAATCTTTCTGGAAATGTCATGGCAGAAAATACTTTCATCTTAATCGCAGAGGTGCAATCTGATGTTTGAGTCTCTAACAAACACATACGAGCTTAACGCTCGACTAGCTAACGGATTGCGCCTAGATGTTACTAAGATTGTCGGCGCTCGCTATTCGCTAGTTACGCCTTTCGGCAACATCAATAAAACGCTGCCGGATATGACTATCGAGTATATTGACCATTTAGGCGACAATTATCTAGTTGTCACTTTAACGCCTGAAGAATCCGCATTCACAGGAAAAGCCATTCAGCAACTATCCGTTTCATTTGATGGCGAAACTTATCAAGGCTGCATCATGCGCCCAGCAACGCTCAATTTTACACCGACTTATAAGGATTAATAGAAATGGCTTATGTGAGAAATCCAGTTGTTTACGTGCCAGATTTAACTAACGGACGTCCGATTGTTGACGGCAAAGTCTACTTGCTGACTTCCGGCACTGTGCCACCAATGCATGATTCAACTATTGATCCACTTGATTTACTGACTGTTACGTATATCAACGAAGCAGGAAACACAGTTGAGCAGCCTCAGCCGCTATACACATCTAAGGGCGGTTGCTTGTATGGCAACTTCCCTGACGCAGCTCGGCAATTCATGATTGCACCGCAGGCTTATGTATTCGCTGCCTATAATCGCATCGGTGAGCTTCAATACTCTGCGGAAACTTCAGCTAGTGATTATGTGGAAACTGATGCTTTGGCTGCTGTTGGCTCAACTGTTTTGATTGCTGGTGTTCCTGCATTTAAATATAAAGCTGTTAAAGTCTTCGGTCATTACGTTACAGACCGTGACGACGCTTCGAGTGTTGCCGCTGGCTGGACCGCATTATTAGCAGAACTGAATGATGGTGATGTAATTGTTTTCGACGGCATGTTTAAGACACCTGTACAAGCTAACCAACTGATTTTAGAGAACTTTAAAAACGTTGTTTTGTGGGGTGGTGGATTTTACCGGTGGGCTGGTTGTTCTGAACATATCATTAGATTTCATACATGCGAAGGTATCTTAGTTCATGCGATGTCATTCATAGGCGTTGACACGGCTTGGTTCCAGTGGGGCTTTCAGGGTTTATATACACGTGATTGCGTCAATACATTAATCGACGGTTGTAAGTTCAAAGATATCGGTGATGCCGCGATCAGAACTTGTCGCGTTACTGAAACTTACTATCCACCAACAACCAACGGCATTGTGATCACCAACTGTTTTTTCACTAACTGTACTCAGGTCACAACGTCAGGGACCGGCGCACTTAAATACATTTTCACCGGCAACGTTTGTGAAAATATGTATTCACTGAAGATTGCTCGCCGCAACACTGAAGAAACCGGCTGGCACTTAGTTTACGGAAACCATTTTAAAAATTGTGGCATGGGCGTGGAATTGCAAGGCGCGAATAAAGTTAAGTTCTTCGGTAACACTGTTGTTGGTGAAAGTTTAGCGCGTATGTACCGCAATGACGAAACCTTTGGTTCAACATGGGTTGCTAACAAAGATATCTTTATTGATAACAATGACTTTATTGCAACTGCCAATACTGACTGTATTCATATCAGTAACCAAAACAGTAACATTGCCACGCCAACAGACGTTGACGGCGTTATTGAGATCACCAACAACCGTATGACGCAGAATTTCAGCGGTAGTCGTGGTGCAATTTTTACATCGTCTTACGCTGGTGCGAAACTAACTAACAAGTTGACAATTCGCGGCAATAGATTCTTAGGTACTCAACATGTCAATTTGTTAGCTTCTCAGTCTAGTAACCCGTTAAGTATGTCAGGTATGGATTTAGACATTAGCGACAATGAGGGTTCATTCACAAGTTGGTTCCTGTCGATTATCGCCCACATGAGTTCTACAGTAACTAATGGTTCATTCGTTTGTGAAAATAATAGAATCGACTGTGCCGGTATCATCGACCTTACTTATTCAGGTGGTGTGCTAGAAAACTTCGCTGTACTCAAAGAATGTGTTGTTAACAACAACACGTTCAAA